GAATCAGTTAAATTAATTAACAATTATACATATGATAACCGTAACCAAATCGGCAGCTGATAAATTAACTTCACTTATAGAAGAAAGTGGATTTAAAACCCCTTACGTCAGAGTATCCGTTAAAGGTGGAGGATGCAGTGGGTTATCATATGATTTAGCATTTGATACCGAACAACTACCAACGGATACTTTGGCAGAGGATAAAGGAGTAAAAATTTTAGTAGATATGAAATCATTATTATATCTGTTTGGAACGGAACTAGAGTTTTCAGATGGACTAAATGGTAAGGGATTTCAATTTATAAACCCGAATGCAAGTCGGACGTGTGGGTGTGGTGAATCATTCTCTGTATGATAACAAAAATACTATATTTGGTAGCTGGGTTGATACTATCAGTTGGAATTACAGGTGGTATTATGTGGTTGGCTATCAAATTAAACGATTGGTTGAACGATGAGACAGTGGATTTGTAATATTTAATAATATGAAAAAACTATGGATAATAGGGGATAGTTTTGCCGGAGTTGGTGATTCTAATTTAGGAAATGATTCGTGGCAGTCGTGGACTCAACAATTGTGTCATAATTTTAATGGTGAAAAGTATTATGTTTCATCAAAGGGTAGTAGGGATTTTCAAACAATATTAGATATTTTTTTAAAAAATTTAAAGAATATTTCAAATGATGATTTTGTCATATTAGTCTTACCCGCTTTAAATAGAACGAGGCTTCCCCTAAAAACCCCAGTAATGGATGTAGAAGATACCGATAACCAATATGATGATATAGATGATAGATTGGATTATTTTGTAGGAACAAACTCTTACAGAAAAGACAGAACAGAATGCGCATTGGAAGAGCCATTGACAGGGATGGAAGGCGCAATTGAATCATTACAAAACGGTAGGTCAAACGATATTTGGGTAGTAACTAACAACTCAAACGCATCTATAAAAAATTATTTAAAAATATTAGAATCATTAAAGAAATATCTTCCATTTGAAATATTCGTATGGAGTTGGTTAGATGAAGTGGATTCAGATTTGGTTGTAACTAAATCGGAAATAGTAAAACAAATTGGAGTTTGGGAAACCTCACATGCTGTGTATCTTGAAACAGATGGTAAAGATGGGACTCTACACGATCTACATTTTTCTAAAAGAATGCATACTCTTTTTACTAATTATATCATTTCAAAGTTTCCAAAACATTTTCAATAATGGCAAAAAAAGAAATTATTAATAAATCTGAAAAAAATAGAAAATATGAAATTGTTATTAGGAGATTGTTTAGATAAACTTAAAGAATTAGATGATAATAGTATTGACCATATTATAAGTGATTGGCCCTTCTATGGTGTTGTTAAAGAAGATTGGGATAACCAATGGAATAATTTAGATGAGTATTTAGATTGGGCTGAAACGATTATCATTGAATATAAACGAATTGTTAAAGAAGGTGGTAATGTTGTAATCTTTACAGGTAGACAATACAACAGACACATTTCTACTATTTTGGATAAGTATTTTACCGAAAAACGAATTATAATTTGGAGTAGAAAACGGGCATTCAATTCATCAAGAGGAAACGCATTATCAAGTGGATATGAACCTATATGTTATTATACAAATGGTGACAAAGGTACATTTAATACTATAAAGATAAAACCAAATACAACTCGAAAAGAATACACAGAGGGTATATTAAAAGAGGGTATAACTTTAAGTGATGTTTGGGATGATATATCAGCTTTACCACATAATAGTAAAGAAAAACTAAATCATCCAACACAAAAACCCTACAAACTGATTGAAAGATTAGTTTTGATGTTATCTAACGAGGGAGATGTGATATTGGATAATTTTGCAGGTAGTGGAACACTTGGTGAGGTTTGTATAAATACGAATAGAGAATGTATCCTTATTGAAAAGGATGTTGAGTATTTTGAGTTGATTAAAAATAGATTAGATAAATATAAGTTTTTTGTATGAAATTGTTATTAGGAGATTGTTTAGATAAACTTAAAGAATTAGATGATAATTCGGTGGATAGTATTGTTACTGACCCGCCGTATGGATTATCATTTATGGGCAAGAAGTGGGATTATGATGTCCCATCCGTAGAAATTTGGAAAGAATGCCTTCGTGTTCTAAAACCAGGAGGACACTTATTATCCTTTGCAGGTAGTAGAACATATCACAGAATGGCAGTAAGAATAGAAGATGCAGGATTTGAGATTAGAGACCAGATTATGTGGATATATGGTTCAGGTTTTCCTAAATCTTTGAATATTGGAAAGGCAGTAGATAAGATACAAGGTAATGAAAGAGAAGTTGGTAAATTAAAGTTCAAAGGTGGTACGCAATTGGGAGTCATAAATGATGATAATTGGAAACCAAAAGACGTTTATGAATCAAAAGGCAATACTGAATGGGAAGGATGGGGAACTGCTCTTAAACCTGCGCATGAACCAATTGTTATGGCAAGGAAACCTTTGAGTGAAAAAACAGTAGTAGATAATGTTTTAGAATGGGGAACTGGTGGGATAAACATAGATGGTTGCAGGATTGAACTTAATGGTGATTATAAATCAAAAGCAAATGGTAGACCCTCATTGACAGGATTAGATGATGGTTATGATAGTAGTAACGCTAACATAGCAGATACAATAGGCAGATTTCCAGCAAATGTAATCTTTGATGAAGAAGCAGGTAAGATATTAGATGAACAAAGTGGTTTTAGTGAATCGACTTCTACCAAAACTGGCTATACTGCTGAAGATAACATTTTTTTTAAAGGATTGTGTAACAAAGTAACAGTAAGACATAATGATGCGGGTGGAGCATCCCGTTTCTTCTATTGCCCAAAAACATCAAAGAGTGATAGAAGTGAAGGTAACATACACCCGACTGTCAAACCAACGGATTTGATGCTATACCTTATTCGTTTGGTTACTAAAAACGATGGAACAATATTAGACCCGTTTATGGGAAGTGGAAGTACTGGTAAAGCAGCAATTAGAGGTGGTTTTGATTTTATTGGTATTGAAAGAGAAAAAGAATACTTTGAAATTTCGAAAACAAGAATTGAATATGAAAAAAACAGACCGGTTAGCAAACCAATAAAAGGAAACCGTGTAGAAGTGAAACCGGAAGTGAAAGAAAAAATAAATCAATTTTTTGATTTGAAAAATTAACAATAATGGCAAAAAAAGAAATTATTAATAAATCTGAAAAAAATAGAAAATATGAACATATATTTACAAGCAATGAATGTGTATCTATTTGGAAATATGATTTAGATAAGTTTGCAAATGGACCAATTTCTGTTGAACATAAATGGGATAATGAATATTTAAAACGAATGGAACTCAAACAACGGAGAGGAAGATAAATTTGTAAAAATGAAAAACTTTTCGTATATTTGTTAAAACGAATACAAATAAAACAAAAAATAGATTATGGAAAAAGTTATTAAATTTGATTTAGAGGCGAGAAACTCACTAAAAGTAGGTGTAGACAAATTAGCAAACGCAGTAAAGGTTACATTAGGCCCAAAAGGTAGAAATGTAATTTTACAGAAATCGTTTGGAGTTCCACATATTACCAAAGATGGTGTATCAGTTGCAAAGGAAATTGAATTAGAAGACCCAATTGAAAACATTGGTGCACAATTAGTAAAAGAGGTAGCATCAAAAACGGCAGACCAGGCAGGTGATGGGACAACAACGGCAACCGTACTCGCGCAGGAGATTTTCTCATTAGGAATTAAGAACGTTGCTGCTGGTGCAAATCCAATGGATTTAAAAAGAGGTATTGATGCCGCCGTAAAATTGGTTGTAAAGGAATTAGCAAATATTTCTAAAAAGATTTCAACATCAAAAGAAATTGAGCAGGTTGCAACAATATCGGCTAATGGTGATAGTGAGATTGGTTCAATGATAGCATCTGCAATGGAAAAAGTTGGTAAAGACGGTATTATTACAGTAGAAGAGGCAAAGGGTACGGAAACGCAAGTGAAGACAGTAGAAGGTATGCAATTTGATAGAGGATATCTTTCACCATACTTTGTAACTAATCAGGAAAACTTAAATGCTGATTTGGAATCCCCATATATCTTATTATATGATAGGAAAATTTCTTCTATTAAAGAAATATTACCAATATTAGAACAAACTGCACAGTTAAACAAACCATTACTTATTATAGCAGAAGACATCGATGGTGAGGCATTGGCGGGTTTAGTTGTTAATAAATTGAGAGGTATTCTAAAAGTTGCAGCGGTTAAAGCACCTGCATATGGGGATAGAAGAAAAGAAATGTTGGAAGATATCGCCGTATTAACCGGTGGAACTGTTTTATCGGAAGAAAAAGGATACAAACTTGAAGATGTTAAAATAGATTTGTTAGGTTCAGCTGAAAAGATAAGTATCGATAAAGAAACTACAACTATTATCAATGGTGGTGGTGCAGTTGATGATATTCAAAATAGAATTTCAACTATTAAAACTCAAATTGAAAAATCAACATCAGATTATGATACTGAAAAATTACAGGAAAGATTATCCAAATTATCAGGTGGAGTAGCAATCCTTTATATAGGGGCAACTACGGAAGTAGAAATGAAAGAGAAGAAGGATAGAGTGGATGATGCATTACACGCAACGAGAGCAGCAGTAGCGGAAGGTATTGTAGCAGGTGGTGGAACTGCGTTTATTAGAGTACAACCTGCATTAGCAAATATTGATTATTCAAAAATAGATGATTACCATACTGGTATCCTAATTGTATCAAAGGCAATTGAAGCACCATTAAGAATTATTGTTCAAAATGGTGGAGGTTCGGCTGAAGTTGTAATAAACGAAGTTAAGAGTGGTGTAGGTGATTATGGATATAATGCAAGAGATGAACGATTTGAAGACTTAGTATCAGCCGGTATTATAGATCCTACTAAAGTTACGAGATTGGCATTAGAAAACGCCGCATCAATCGCATCTTTATTACTAACAACGGAATGTGTGGTAGCAACAAAGAAAGAGGATGCAAAACCTCAATTACCACAAGGTGGTTTCGGAATATAAAATTAAATAAACAATTAAATAAACAATAAAAAAAAGTTATGGCAAAGTATTATTCAGTATTAGTATCGGTAGAAGTAGAAGATGCAAAAGGCAAAGTAAAAAAGAACAAAGAAAACTATTTAGTAGACGCATTATCAGTTACAGAAGCAGAAGCTAAGTTAGTTAAGAAATTTGTAGCAGAAGGTGTGAATTTGGAATATGAAGTAGTAAAGGTATCTGAAACAAAAATATTAGAGGTGTTCTAATATGGAAAAAGAACTCAAAGAAGAAAAAATACTAGTTCTTAAAAGAGTTCCACCCGGAGATAGATGGGTATTTACCGATGGTTCAACCAAAAGTATTTACTCATCTCTTACCGATGCTTTAGAAGCTTGGTATCAAGTTAATGGAGATACCAACTTTTATATTGAAGCAAGGGCGGGAACTGTTGAGATAGTAAAACAAGCCGAAGTAGAAAAGGTAGTAAGAAAATTCTCATTATATGGAGAAGACTAAACAGTATGATATTATCTTATTAAGTGGTGGATTTGATCCGATACATATGGGGCATATAGAAATGATTCAAAATGCTAAACAATTTGCAACTAATGTTTGGGTTGGGATAAATTCTGATGAATGGTTGGTATCTAAAAAGGGAAAATCATTTATGAGTAGAGAGGAAAGGAGTTTCATATGTTCAAATATTAAGGATGTAGATAGAGTATTTTCTGATTGGGATGATGATGATATGGGTTCTGCTGTAAATTTTATAAAGCAAGTACATATTCAGTATGGAAATATTTTTAATATAGCATTTGGTAATGGGGGTGATAGGGTGGTAAGTAATACCTTAGAAGATGTGTATTGTCAGCAAAATAATATCCATTTAATATGGGGGTTAGGTAAAAAGATACAATCATCATCCGAACTTTTGAAAAATTGGATTAGTAAATAATTAAATGGGGAACATACATTCCCCATTTTTTTTTAATATTTTTTATATTTATAAGTAAAATTAAATAGTTCATTAAAAATAAAAAACAATGGGATTTTTAAAAATCATTAAAACTTTATTAGGTTTAGAAAAGGAAGTTAAACAATTGGTAGAAACTGCAACAATTGCTCCTGTAAAAGAAGTAAAACAAACCCCTAAAAAGGTTGGAAAGCCAAAGGCTAAAAAGCAAATAACTAAATAGTTTACTTTAAATCGAATAAACAGCCATGGCAAAGGTAAAAGGTAGTAAAACAACTGCTGGGAGTGTAAAGACCTCTTTCGGTAAAAGAAGGAATGGTAGGTTAAGAAAAACAGAAAACAAACACGCGAGGAAAACTTCAAAATATAGAGGGCAGGGTAGATAATGATTCGATTGCGAGATTTGATTAAAGAAGAGGAAGTTGTTAAAAACAAAAAGACAGGCAATGTCTATGTTGTTCAAAAGGCTGACCCTACAAAACACGATAAACCATCGCCCA